ATACCCCCTTACATAGCGGTTAATATATGGGTTAGAACGGCTTAAGGGGGTACAATATGACTACTACGACAATAACTATACTATCAACCTTGGCGGTAGCTATATTAAGCCTCTTAGGCACTATAATTACAACGCACGCGGGCAACCAAAAGGTACAACACGAGCTAGACAAGCACAACGCCGTACAAGATACTAAGCTAGAAGAGCTTACAAGGGAAGTACGGGCGCATAACGACTTTGCTAGCCGTATACCCGTACTAGAGCAGAGGGTAACCGCTCTAGAAAAAACCACATTTAGAAAAGTAGGGGGCTAATATATGATTAAAGTATTTAACTCCACCGATACGGCGTACTCATCTAATGGGGACGCCGTTATACTAGCAACTAAAGCTAGAGTACATAACTCCGACAATGGCGAGTATTACTTAGAGCTTACTTGTGGTATTGAATATAGCGACTATATCCAAGCTAACAATATAATCGTAGTACCAACGCCACAAGGCGAGCAGGGCTTTAGAATAAGGACAGTAACAAAGAGTAAAAAGCGTATTGAGTGCAAGGCTTACCACTTGTTTTACGATAGCGAAAACTATCTAATAGCGGATAGCTACGCCGTAGATATGACTTGTAACGACGCGTTAGACCATTTTAACGCCGCAACGGACAACCCTAGCCCGTTTACTATGCTTAGCGACATAGCCAATACTAATACGTATAGGTGCGTTAGGACTTCGCTAGCCGAGTGCGTTAAAACAGTACTAGAGCGTTGGGGCGGGCATTTAGTGCGCGATAATTGGGCTATTAAGATACTAGCAAGCGTAGGCGTCGATAATGGTATAACTATACAGTATAAAAAGAACTTGCAAGAGCTAACCGCCGAGTATGACTTTAGCAACGTAGTAACTAAGCTGCTGCCCGTAGGCAAGGACGGCTTAACGCTAGAGGAATTATACATATATAGCGATACTCAATACGACATACCTTTTACTAAGTCTATTAGCTTTGAGCAACCTACAGTAGTCGAGGACGACTACAAGGACGCACAAGGCAACGTTAACCAAGAGGCATATAATAACGCCTTAATCGAGGATTTAACAAAGCAGGCTACGGAGTACGTGGCTAATAATAGCGTACCTATAGTTAACTATACTTTAAAGGGCAACCCCGAGAAAGTAACAGATATAGGCGACATAATCGAAGTAAAAGACGAGCGTATAGGCGTAGATATACTTACAAGCGTTATAGCCTACGAGTACGACGCTATCCAAGAGAAGTACGTAGAGCTTGAGTTTGGCAACTTTACTAATAACTTGGGTAATCTTATAAGCAATATACAAAGCTCTACAAACGATAGTATCAATAACGCCGTAGTAACATTAACAAGCACAGTTAACGCGGAGATTGAGAACGCACAAGAGAGCATAGTAAGCGCTTTAACCTCTTCTAACGTGATTTACGACGGCGATAAAATACTTGTAGTAGATAAGCTGCCCGCAGATAAGGCAACTAATGTTATAAGGATAAATAGCGCGGGTATTGGCTTTAGCAATACGGGGATCAACGGCAGATTTACGACCGCTTGGACAATAGACGGAACTTTTAACGCTCAAGCGGCTAATATGATTAATTTAACCGCCAATTTAATAAAAGGCGGAACGCTTAAGCTAGGCTCTACGCTCAACCAAAGCGGAAAGCTAGAAGTGTACGACACGGCTAATAAGTTAATATGCACGATAGACAGAAACGGGCTTATAATGTATGCTAGTAACGGCTCTTACGTAGTACTTAACCAAGATGTAGGGCTAGTAGGCTACGACGGAGCGGGGCAAGCGATATATTGGGCTACAAGTGATGAGTTTCATATGTCTAAAGGGGTTATAGAAAACGAGTTATCGCTAAGTAACTACGCTAGATTTATCCCCATACAGATTATGGACGGCTCTACAATAACTAACCAAGGTATAGGGATAGTACCGACACAGTAAGGGGGTTAAGATATGGCTAAAAGCGGTAAGGTAAGCTCTAACGGCTACGAGGGTAGATATATTACTTTTAGTTGGAGTTTAACAAGCCAAAGTATTAAAAATAATACTTCTACTATCTCATGGAAATTAGAGGGAGACGGAACGGCGGAGACCTCACGCTATAAGGCGGGTAACTTTAAGGTAGTAATAGACGGGGTAACAGTATATAGCACGTCGGAAGATAATAGAATTTGGCTATATGACGGGACAGTAGTAGCAAGCGGTAACTATACTTTTACTCATAACAACGCAGGCGCTAAGAGCTTTAGCGTGCAAATACAAGCGGGTATATATTACTACGCCGTAAACTGTAGGGGTAGCGGTAGCTTTAACCTGCCTACTATAAGCCGTATATCGACCATTACGGCGGTTAATGGAGCTAATACTAGCGACTTGCTTAACGTGATGTATGCGGAGTACGTAAGCTCATATACTAATAATCTGCTAATAAGTCTAAACAATACAACCATACAGACTATAAGCAACTATACAAGCGGCGCTAACTTTGAGTTAAGCGGTAGCGCTTTAAATGCTATTTATACGGGCGTTACAACATCTAAAACGGCTACGCTAGACTTTAAGCTCCAAACATACGACGGGAGTACACTACTTGGCACAAGCGACACAGTTACTAAAAGCCTTACTATTAACGATAGTAACCCTACTATAGGCGGGGTAACTTACGCCGATACTAATAGCACTACAACGGCTATAACGGGTAGCGACCAATACTTAATACAAGGAAAGTCAACGCTAGCCGTGACAGTAACTAACCTTGCAGCCAAGAACGGCGCAACCCTTAGCACTTTAAGAGTAACGGGCGCAGGAATTAACCAAACTGTAACCCTAAGCGGTACTACTGACGCGTCCGAGGTTGTTAATGTTGGCACAGTTAACCAAAGTAGCGACTTTAACTTAACTATAACGCTAACAGATAGCCGAGGGAATACGGCTACAAAGACCATAGATGTATATAACTATGAGTACGTAAGCCCTACGGCGGTAGTTACTGTAGCAAGGCAAGATAACTATTATAGCGACACAGATATAACGGCTACGTCTAGCTACTCATCTATTGGCGGACATAACCAAGTAACACTAACGGCTAGATATTATAGAAGTGGGCAGCCCTCACAGTATACCGACATAACACTACAAGACGGCGTAACATCTACTGTATCGCTTGACAATACGGCGGAGTGGGTAGTTAGGGTTACTGTAGCGGATAGGCTAGCAAGCACAAATTATACTTTTAACGTGGGATTGGGCTTGCCTATATTCTTTGTTGATACGGCATATAGAGCCGTTGGGGTTAATTGTTTCCCTAGTCAAGAGGGCAGCTTAGAAGTTAACGGGCTACGCCTAGATGATAAGATATATATAGGCTCACAACAATTATACGACCATATAGAGCTTACAACGGCAGGGTCTAGCGTAGTGGCTGCGGCTTACGAGTATAGGCTTATTCAAAATATCTTTGCGGGTATCGCAATACCTAGCAACTACGAAAGGGCGTATAAAATAACTTTTCAAGCGCAGACGCAAAACGAGAACACAGTAACAGTAAGTTTAAATAACATAAGCTCTAACGCCGTTAACACATGGAGTAATACTACTTTTAGAACTATTGGCGGCACTAGGATATTTAAAGAGACCGAGCTAACACTAGAAAAAACTAGCGGCTACTCGAGAGACGGGCTTAACCTATCCGTAAGCAATAGCGGAGCTTATACGGCTAACGTATGGGCTATAACAATACACGGCTACTTAGTTAATAAGGATACTAACTTAGATGTAGCGAGCTACAACTTGCCCGACGATACGCCAACACAAGCATAATAAAGCCCCTAGGCTATTAACCTAGGGGTTTTTTATCTGCTCTTATGAGCTGCTTTATATATCCTTGTACGTTTCCGACATTGCTAAGTATGTCTAATATATCCGCGTCCGTTCTAGTATTGAGCTTTAAGTATACGCCTTTTGTATTGGCTTTATCATACTTGGCGGACGCTTTAGCCTGCGCCTTGCTTGCCATATCTTACGCCCCCTTTTTATAAAGATATAGGTATTTCTTTTTCTTTGTTTGATATTTCTAATATTTCTATATCGTCGAAAGTTATAAAAGTTATATCATTGTCGGGGTTTAAAACCTTATACCCGTTTAACTTTTTTTCTATTATTGTAGTTTCGTAAACTTCGCCCTCGTTGCATAAGTGCCGCCCTTTTTTTATTTTAAATTTCATAATATTAACCCCCCTTTACTTATGACAGTAAACTTCGATATAAGCCGCGTTAGTGTCGGGAGTAGCCCAAGTATTGGCTATCTCTGCCCTAACCTCTTCTAGCTTTGCCTCTGCCTCTGCGCGAGTGTCAAATAATCCACTTGCAGGCTCGTTACTCATCATATCGTTAATTCTAACTTGGTACTTCATAATATACCGCCTTTCTGCCCGTCATGCCGTTAGCGCAGCTATTATATTAATGTATCAAAGTTTCGTTCATGGTTGGATAAATCTCTTTAAGTGTGTTTTTTATTGTTTCCATGCTATCAAAATCAAGAATTTTAAACTCATGCTCTTGTGACGCCTTTAATACTGTTACTGTTTCTATCCCGTTACCGCCGTAGATACTCATAAACTTATCTATAAAGCTCGAGTTACTATTGTCATCTACTAAGTATGGGTAAGTGTCAACGCTCCCCGTTCCGTCCTCGAATAAAATAGCTATTGTCATTACTTTAATTTTAATATCCATGTTAACCACCTTTTAACCTTTCTTGGTTGCTTTGTTTTCGTTTCTATGTATATAAGTATATACCTATTTGAGACAGTTTACAATCGTCAAAACTTCACAAACTTAATACTTTTAACTTGTGCAAATTTACTAAATCCATATAGCCCTAGGCAACCGCCAAGCTCTAGTTAAATATAGTTTACCCTTAGAAAAAAGGCTAAAAAGCCCTAGAGTAAACTAAAAACAATATAGCCCATAGTATAACCATGCCGTATTGTCTGCGGTTAAAGTATAGCAAGTATAGCGCCTCGTTATCCCTGCGCACTTGCTACCCCTATAAAGATAACCAAGCCGACCCGTACCCGTTGATTTAGTAGAGCCGTTCCGTTCCCTCTACTGACGTTAAAAAGGCATATAACCGCTAATACCTTAATACCGAGCGTACTCTCTGCATGGGCTACGCTAGACCTCATTTACTTATTTTACAACGCTAAATAGCTTAGGCGTTGGAAACCTATATAAAGTTAAAGAGTTATCATCATAGCCCCGATAAAGTGGGGCATTAGTGATAACTCAATTATACAGACAAGGGGCAGCAGGGGCAAGCGGTAATTTATACCAACAAGGCTATACTAAGCTCTACCTCTTGCCCTAGCCTTGTATACTCTATAGTTTCAATAATAGACTTAAGTAGTAAGTTTTTCTCTTTAACGCCCAAACTATAATACTTTTCTATAACCTTTTCTAAGATAGGTATACTATTTTTAACGCGTGTATCGTCCTCTATAGGGCTTTCTTTTATCTCATTTATTTTATTTTCTATAGCGCTTATATCACGCTCTAAGCAGGCGGAGCGCTCTTTAAACTTATCTATTGTATAAATGCCCTCTTCTAACATCTCACAAGCTCTATTTAACATAGCTTGCTTTTTACTTAGCTCTTTATCTAATATGCTAAGCTCCAAAAGCTGCGCGTCCCTCTTTGATTTTAAATTATTTTCGTAATTGTCCAAGAAGTAGTTAAAGCCTTGTAGCTCTTTTCCTATTTCTTCTATAATTTGCTTTTCTACGTCCTCAACCTTGGCGGACTTGTTAGGACACTTAAGCGTAGTACATCTTAAGTAAGCTACTCCAATACTATTAACCGAGCGCGTTAACGTCCTACCGCACTTAGAGCATTTTACAAGCGACGCTAGCGGATTTACTAAAGTATTTTTATTATTAACCCTTGTAGACCCTTTTAGCTTAGCTTGTATTAACTCGAAAGTATCGCGCTCTATAATAGGCGCGTGCTTGCCCTCTACCCAAGTATTGAGCTTTTTAGAGTGTATTAAGCCTATGTAAGTCTTGTTTTTAAGTATGCCTTTTACTAGATAATCCGACCACTTGGCAGCAAAGCGCGGCGCTATGCCGTTATTGTTAAGGTAATGAGCTATAGCCGTTAACCCGTAGCCCTCATAAAATTTATTAAATATAGTTTTAACTATTTCTATCTCACTTGGATCAGGGACTAAAACAAAGCCTTTGTCTTGGCGCTCTTTGTCAAAACCATAAGGCACTATAGAGCCTATATAGTAGCCCTCATTGCGTGATTGGTTACGCCCACGGCGTAAACGCCTTTTAATAGTCT